CAAGAAGGCGCATCCCAATCTAAAAGAATGTTTGTGTCGTTCTCGGATACAACTAGGTTTTCGGGTGGGCAGATTGGTAGGTTTTCTGCGTTCGCTTGGTTTGGGAATACTGTGAACAGGATCGCTGGTAGCGGTATAAGCCACCTTGTTAGATTGCGACCCACTCTAGTTCTTCCTCATCCCACGAGTATCGTTCACCGTCTGTTGGCATTGGTGTTGGTGGTTGCCAATCGTGATTCTCGTCAAGTGTCCACGAAGGATATGGTTGTGGTGCTACGAACACATCAGCGATCGGGTCATAGTCGTACCCTACGCCTGCGTACTGTTTGCGCATCGAGTTTGTGTACGAGGTTTGTTTCCACATCGTATGTCCGAAGGTTTGTGTCAGGAACGCTACGCCTGATTCTTCTTCGTTTGTTGGGTCGATTGCGTTGTTGGCTACGACGAGTACTTCTAATACTTTGTTGTTGCCGTCAAGTTTTGCGAAATGTGCCATAAGTTTGTCTCCTAGAATGTTATTGTTCCGCTACCCGTGAACGAGTAGATTCTGTATCCGCCCAATGTTGTTACTGTGGGGGAACCTGTTGTGGCTTGGGCTAAAGCGTATGAGTCTGGGTATCTTAGGATAACTATTCCGCTACCGCCTGCGCCACCTGGTCCTCCATAAGTACCGCCGCCACCGCCGCCACCGCCGCCACCGCCTCTATTTGCTGTTCCAGCAGTTGCAATAGTTTGAGAATTACTTGCTGCACCGCCTCCACCCGAACCCCCTGTTCCTGGAGAGCCTCCTACCCCAGCACCACCGCCGCCGCCACCAGCATAAGTAACTGATGAACCTGTAATAGAAGATGCAGTTCCGTCACCACCAGCAGAACCAGCAGCGCTAGATGACCCAACAGCAGATGAACCACCACCACCTCCGCCCCTAACTCCAGCAGCGCCAGCACCTCCATTATTGCCTTGACCTACAATTCCAGAACCACCAGCCGCTGACAAATATCTATCACCGCCACCACCAGAACCACCATTTCTACCTACATTTGAACCAGACGGACCTTGGTCTCCGCAACCTCCACCGCCACCACCAGTTGAAGTGATTGTAGATAAACCTGTTCCTGATATTACTGAATTTGAACCATCTCCACCTGGGTTTTGACCAAAACCTCCAGAATTAATAGCCCCACTAACGCCTCCAGAACCTACAGTAATAGTGTAAGTTACTGATGGACTTAGAGTTGTAGTAGAAGTTAATAATCCGCCAGCGCCACCACCTCCACCTTCAGCAGCGCCACCGCCACCGCCACCAGCGACAACAAGATAATCGACCGTAGGAGTAACACCCGTAGTCGTAGCAGAAACGACAACCTGCGAAGAAACATAACCCAAAGAACGGCGAGAACGATCAGAGAAAGCAGACATCAGAAAGTAATCGTTCCCGAACCAGTAAAACTGTAGATTCGATATCCGCCCGAAGTTGTTACAGTCGGTGAACCTGTTGTGATTGCTTCGGGTAAAGAATCCGTTGTGCGCAAAATAACTACACCGCTACCACCTGAACCAGAAGTGTAAGAAAGAGTGCCACTTCCTTGCCCACCGCCACCACTACCAAGATTGGCTGTGCCTGCAGTAGCATTTGCTGCAAGTGAACCAGCACCACCGCCACCTGAACCACCAGCACCAGCAGGACCAGCACCATCACCACCGCCACCACCACCGCCACCGTAAGTTACCGATGAACCAGTAATACTTGACGCAGTTCCATTTCCACCAGCCCCACCAATAGTGCCTGATGGCGCAATCGTGCCAGCAACAGCAGTTCCACCACCACCGCCACCAGCACCACTAGCAGTTCCTCTTCCACCGTCTTTGCCTTGATTGACTGTTCCTGTTCCACCTGCTGCCGACCCAGAATAAGACCCACCACCGCCAGAACCGCCATTTCCACCAATATTGTCTGGGGAGACATTGCCACCACCAAATCCACCGCCAGCAGAAGTTATGGTTGAAAATACAGAATCAGAACCAACATTTCCTTTTATATTTGTGCTAACACTCGCACCACCAGCACCAACAGTTACCGTATAGTTTGTGCCAGTTAGCAGAGACAACGCTGATTCTAGAGAACCGCCACCACCAGTCGCCGTAACAGTTGAGCGCATACCACCAGCACCGCCACCACCAGCACCGTTTTTACCACCTGAACCGCCGCCTGCGACAACAAGATAATCGACAGTTATAAAAGCAGTAGGTGTTGGCAGAACGGTGTAAGCCGAAACATATCCACCGTCACGGCGAGAACCCATAAACTAACCCAGTAACGCTTGTGCTTCGTCTGCTGTCAAACCAAGTTTATCTAACACCGCTTGTCGAGCAACCTGCTTCGCTTCAAGAGCATCAGCCTGTGCTTCGATTGCGGCTTGTGTTTCGGCATTATCTTTTTGCCATTGCGCATATTCGTCGTCAGTCATTGGTCGTACTTCGTCGCCAATTTGAATGTTTGGTTTAACTATTGACATAACCGTACACCTTGTAACTTCCTGTAATGCTCGACGCAACCGAACTAATAAATGTCAAACTATCCATCGCTGTACCAACATCTAGAGATAAACCTAGTGAACGAAGAACAAAAGCGTTTGCTGCTTTATTCAAAAAATTGACTTGACCTACACAAGATTTTCTAATCGTAGTATTTGGTTGAAAAATATCTAAAACCAAATTGTAAACTAGCGAACTACCGCTATCGCTTTCGCCGACATTCCACGATGTAGCACTAGAATCAGCAACATTTGATGCGCTATTTGTTGAAAGAAATCCTGTTTGTCCTGAATAATAATTTGCTGTTGTGTTATCTGAGCCTGATGCCCGCATCCGTAAAGTAAAATCTGCGTCAGATGTACAAGCCGTTAAATTTACAATCATACGATAATTCAAATATGTAGCCGAAAATGTGTCTGTCGGCAAACTAAAATTAGTTGCGGTTGTAAAACTTGCGCCAGTAACAAAAACCAGCGCAGAGTTGATACCTGTCGGAACTGCTTGAACAATTTGGCTAGAAGTATAAGCCATAACTAAACCGTAATTCTATTTACATACCCGTGAATACAAATCACATTCGCCGTACCAGCAAACGCACGAACAACTTTTGCTGTAGCGTTACCCTGCAACAAAAGTCCAGGGATTACTGTTACAAGACCAGCCTCAGGCAAAACAGTAACCTCGATATTGCCATCAGGTGCAGTAGCCTCGCCCCATTCAATCGTCAATTTGACCGATGAAGTAGAAGTGTTTACTGCATACAACCAAATTTCATCAATCGTGGTTGTAGTCGTAGATGCTGTATGAATTGCCGTACCCGCAGTTGCAGTTGCGGCAACCTTGATTGCAAGACCTGTACCTGTTGAGCCTGCTGGTTGTAATGCTAATTTTGTAAATGTTGCCATGTCTCTCCTATATTAAGCGAATACCTGTGAACCTATAACCAACTGGTCGCTGTCACCAGCAACACTCGGCGGAAGAACAGCCCAAGCAGCATCCGTACCATCAGAAGTTAGCACATAACCCGAAGCACCGATAGCAATACGGGCAACCGTAGGACCAGAACCCATCGTCAACAAATCACCACGAGTAGTCATCGTCGACGCAAACAAGTTCGCCTCATCAGCCTCATCAGCCGTGAACACCGGATAGATCGTCGCACCCGAAGCATGAGACTGAGCCGTAGTGTCATCCTGCGCACGAGTCAACGTCAACACAGAACCAGAAATAGTCGCCGAACACTTCTCCTCAGAAGCAGTACCAGGACTTATAACAACATAAAACGGTACACCCGCAGTAGAAGGCCAACCTGTTGTCGCAGCCAAAGTCGCAGACGTGTCACCAGACGCCAAAGCGTTAGTGATCGTCGTCTGTGCCGCCGCACCTTTATATTGTCTACGTGTTACCGCTGCCATTGAACTCCGATCATATCACTACCTTACAGAACGCATCACCACAATAGCAGTACCCTCATGGTCGTTTTCTTTGTGGGCGTACGACAACTGCTGTATTTGCATCTGTACGTTCTCAACCACCACAGCAAAAGTTTCGGTGTTTTCCTGGTAGGTGACGACACGGGGGTTGTCCACCAAATCCCGCAAATACCCTAATTCGATGTCCACATCCTGCCAGTATTCCCGACCTTGAATGTTCAGTTTGTGGTGCATAATTATAGGTACCGAGAAAATTTGGGAACGCAAAGGCGCCGCATAAGCCCTAGCCATCCAACGGGTCAAAGTCGGGCCTGCTGTACCAACAGCATCACGAGCCAAAGTGACCTTGATTTCTGCCTCAAAAATCTTGTCCTCTAAACCATCAAACGTTTTCTCTTTAGCGTTAACCGTCGAAAACGTAGCAAAATCGTAGAAAGACCCACCATCAGAAGCAACCGATACAGTAACCGAACCAGCCAACGGCAAACATCTGAGATCAAGTTTCGGAATAAACTTGGCGTCAGGAACACCCCAACGATATATACCCGAACGCAGATAACCAGACGACACAAGGTTCGTGGCATGCGGTTGAAACACCCCGACACCAGACACCGTGAACAGTACATCGTTTTGGAACTCATGTATTGACTGCACCGCACCTTGCGCGGTTGCCATCAGATCGGCTGCGTAAGCAGGCTGGTTCGGGGAAATAAACACCGACACATCCATACGCCCGATACCAGTCGAAGTCGCATCAAAGTTTGACCACGAGAAGTAAACATATTTGCCGATACCAGCCATCGCCCCAACCGAAGCACCAGTCTCTACGAGCGGTCCGACCGTGAGGTTGCCATCGGTATCTGTTGAACAAAAACGGAACCCTGTAGTGGTGCCGAGAATAATGTAACCGAGATAACCGTAAATGGATTGGACAATTTCGCCAAGTGGCAGTTCTGCCGCAGCAGTCGGAATGTCAAGCGACGTGCCATCGGCTTTGATCTGTGTTTTGTAAATGATGCTTGTGTTCCCTGCGTAGCCTGCGCAATAAATGTAATTTTGTCCAGCAGCAAAACCCACCCAAGTCCAGTTCGTGTTTGGGTGCGTATACAACGCAGCCGGGTTGTTCGCTGACGAACCTGCCGCAGTAGTAATGTTCCAAATTTTGCGTTTGTCCACACCCTGCCCAGCGACCATCAACCGACCACGTACATACGCCAAAACACCAGCCTCAATACCGGTGATGTACGCCGACGAAGTAGAAACACCTGCGTTCGTTTGGTCGATGTCACCGTTAGCATACGAATAGAACACGTTGTACCCATCAGATGTGATTGAATACAAATTCGATGCCGCCGTACCAGTCACCGTTGTCACCGTCACAAAATTTGTTGTGTATTTTACGTTCTGTCCATCGGTGCCATACAAACGACCATCAGCCGTAACCGCATACAGGTTCGTGCCAGCAGTCGGATAAACGTTCGTGGTGTCACGCAAAAGCGACAACCTGCCACGAGTCCACGGATCAACACCTTTGCTTGAATAGAACCTGTACGATTCGGCGTCAGCCGTATCCGAATACTGTTGACCGGCACCATAATGCCAAGACGATTGGGAACGACGCCACAAACCTTGCGGGTTTAACGCCGACTCACCAGGTTCAGTTGACTGGTCAACCGAATCACGGACACGGGCATCATACTGTCTTGTGAACTGCCCCGTTTTCATATCCAACATGTACGGGCGACCGTTGATCGCTATAGGGAAAATATCTGGTACAAGTTGTGTGGCCCCTGTACCGGTGTAAAAACTTGACGCAGGTTTGAAAGCGTCTTTGAAACGCAACAGCGTAGCCACAGGCTACTTCCTGAACTTGATCGGATACTGCGCTTTTAGACGTGCCGCTTCAGCGATGACACGTTCACGGCGTAAACGTTGAATGTTCGCAACCGAACCCAACACCGCACCGGCAGGCACCTCATCTGCTCGACGAGTATCGCCTTGTGATTCTGTGAAGTTTCGTTTAATTTCACGACCAGCCATCAAACGCAACACGACACCCATTTCAACAATGTCGTCACAGGTTGTCGGCAAAAAACAGTTCGTAGTTAAATCCGATGACTCTGCGGTTGCACGAACAAACGGTGCCTTGTAGCGCACACGGATCGTGCCAGCCATAACAGGTTCATCAAAAACGATAGTGTTCCCTGAAGCAAAATCTGCTGTAGGTAAACCTGTCTGCAAACGCACACCATGAATCACAGGGAAATCGTCAGCCAAATATCGTAAACGAACATCCAACAATTCGATAATTGACCCCGAAGAAGCGATGTTCAACTGGCGGTCAGAACCGTTGTATGTCAGATCGGTTGTAACAACACGAAACAAACCGTTCGCTGTAGACGACAAATCATCAAGTTCAGCGTTGACAGCATCAAACATTTGCGCACGAGGAAACCGTGGCTGAAGGGTGATTATCGCCCCTGATGTGTGGGATGTCGCCGTCGAGCCGCCGTAACCCCGTTCAACCGTGAGCGTCTTTGACGCCGGTGTTGCTTCCCAAACGTAGAAAAGTTCGGATTCAATTTCAAATACAGAACCAGCACGAAGCCCGCCAAGATCGTAAGAGGCGACAACAGATGTGTCATCGCCGTCAATGCTTGTCGCCAGTTTGTTGCGTTCTTCAACGACCCCTCCCAACATTTGACGACTAGCCCGATTGAGGACTGTCGCTACTGTCGTCATCTAGTAAGTGTAACTCCCGTATCCTGGAAACGAACCTGCTTGTGCTTTCGCTGAAGTTTTCATAGTGCGCTTACCTTTCTTTGCTTTCGGCGCAGGGCGATACTCTTTTGCAGGTGCGCCTTTGACAGAAGATTTCTTGTTCTTAGGTAGAGGCATTACTTCTTCCTTTTGTTTCGTGCCGATATTGCTTTAGCCTTGCTACGTGCATCCGCTTTAGACGAAGCACCCCAAGCCTGCAACGATAATAGCAGGCGAGTAGGTTTACCTTTCTCATCACGTTCAGGGCCAGGCATGTTGCCCATACGAGCCAAGAAAGACGCTCGACGAGGATTGTCACCAGACTTAACAGGCGGTTTCAAAGTGCCACCCTTGTATGAGGCACGACCTTTAGCGTTCAACCCGCCTTTAGGGTTCTTGCCTTCTTTGCGTTGCCATGCCGGTGTTTTAGCCATTGCGTTTAGCCCAAGCGTTATCAACGAGATTCGGGTATGGTCTGCCCGCTGAGGCTGCACGACGTTTAGCGGCAGCCTTCTTTTTTGGTGTCAACGGTTTAGATTTCTTGTTCGGGTTTTTAGTATCCCAAAATGCTTTCTTTTTCATGCCACCTCCACGGTATACGACTCAACATAACCTGACGCCAATACTACATTGACGACACCTTCCACAACTTGTGGCATGATGCTCGCTAAACATGCTTCAATGTCTGGTCGCCTGTAGGTTGGAATGTAGATTGTTAACCGCATCAATCGGCTATTTTTTCTAGTTTCGCTGAGCCATCAATTTTTGTTGGCTGCCCACCCGTTTTGCGTATCCGTTTATAGGCATCCAAATCTTTGTCAAGTACACGTTCTTTGGCGTTCAAATCTGCGACATTGTGACGTGTCGGCATCGCCGAACCTGACACACGGACATGGCTGATACGGCAAGCGAAGCAGCCTTCAACGTCTAGATTCGGATGTGTTTCCCTGTGTTTCATAATCCCCTAACTGATATATGCGCCGTAACCTGCCGATGTTAAAGCCGCAACTTCGGCGGCGTCAACAATGTTATCTGACCCACCCCAATAAACTTTGCTGATTGTAGTGATGTCGTTCGGTTCGTTTTCTGTGAACGTGCCGTCAGTCAACAAGAACACGTTTCTGCCCCGTGGTTCGTTGTCGAAATGTTTGAACAAGTTGAAAGCCAAACGGACTTCTTCGGATGCAAACTCGTTCGGTGGGATACCGAGCGCCACAAAGTCGTCTGTAGGTGGGTTAAAGATACTCATGTTACGTAACTACCATAGCCTGCTGATACAAGTTCGTCTTTTTCTTCTTGGGTTACAAAGTTCTTGGTGCCACCCCAATAAACTTTTGACACCTGATCATATTCGCGTTGTTCAACTTCGGTGAATGTGCCGTCAACCAGTTTGTATACGTTCACACCAGCGTATTGTGGGTCGGCGTAACGGAACAGTCGACCAGGGATACTTGTATCAAACCTGTCGGCTGAACGTATCTCGGTTGTTGACGGTGTACGGAACAGCAACAGTTTGACTTGTGTGGCGCTCTGTGTGCCTGTACCTGTGGCTGTGGCTGTGCGCTGGCAGACACGGGCCGAAACAATGCTGCGGGTACCGGTACCTGAGCCTGTAGCAGTACGGGACCTTGTAGTGAAACTTGTGGTGCTGGATGCCCCTGAGCCGTTCCCTGTTGCGCTACGAGGGGCGATATGAAGCGGGGTGGCACTAGATGACCCCAACCCTGACGCTGACGCTGTACGGGCGCGTGTGACCTCAAACGTGTTCGATGATGTACCTGTGCCTGAAGCAGTAGCGGTACGCAAAACGACACGCAAACCTGTAGCAGTCTGAGAACCTGTACCTGAACCTGACGCTGTGAAAGCACGAATGACGTTACGGGTAGCAACAGACGAACCTGTGCCAGAACCCGTAGCGGTACGGGGCGCAATATGCAAACCAGTAGCACCACCAGCAGTAGTACCCTGACCACTAGCAGTAGCGGATCGGGGGACAACACGTTCACCTTCAGCAACACTAGAACCAGTACCAGACCCCAATGCCGTACGTTTGGCGACAAGCACAATCGTTGTCGATGATGAACCTAACCCTGACGCTGACGCCGTACGCCCAACTATCCGTAGACCTGACGCCGATTGTGTACCTGTGCCTGCACCTGTGGCGGTACGTGCGGTTACACCACGAAAAAAACCTTGAGTGTTCGCAAACGGTGACGCAAAATAAATAACTTTGCGCCGCGCATAATTAGGTACCTCAGCGAACTCCCTGAACCCAGGGGTGTCCGTGAACCCGAAAGTAAAATCGGTGACTCCAGTAGCCATAGGGCTACCTCACCTTAATCGAGGCTGAGAGTTAACGCGGTGATCTGAAACGTGTCACCGGCAGTAACAGCCGCAGACGACGACAAAGCGCCAGTCCACAAACAGTTACCCGCAGTTGAATTATCCCACAAAGAAAAATGCGAATAAGTTTCCGTAGTAGAAACATTGGTCCATTCGATAGTTGCCGAAGCAGCCATAGAACCGCTTGAAGCCGCACTAAACGTAACTTCTTTACGAGTTGTTTCCGTAGCAGCATTGCTTGCACCTTCTTCACCAGGATCACCTGTGTGCAGTTTTGCGTAAACGTTGCTAACCGAAAACGATTGTGCGCGGAGAGCATCCAAAAATTTGTTTTCTGCGTAATTAGAAATAGACATTTGTTACCTCACACGAAATAATAGCAGAACGAGAAAAGGGGTCAGGCAGGGGAAAAGCCTGACCCCCCTCTCAACTTACAACTGAACTATAAGGTTCAGGAACCGAGGCTTGAAGCCGACTCGATACGACGAAGCGAAGCCTCGCGGAATCGAGCATAGCCACCGAGCCAGTACCAACCGACAGGTTGGAAACGTGACAACACGTCAACTACTGGACCGCGTACGACACGTGGGAACGGGCCGTTGCCGTCAACGATTGAGTGTGCCTTCGCCAAAGCCTGACGGCCTGCGATGTGTGTGCAGTAAGCATCGATTGTTCCAGTCGATCCTGAACCGTTTGAGGCGTTCTCAAAGATTTTGGCTCGTGGAGTCTCAATGAAACGGACACCTTCAAAAGCGCCGATTTCACCGTTGTAGATGCCTGCTGGATCGCTGTACACGTGTGGGTCACGCCACGATGCTACGCCTGTCTCCTTGCGAAGATCGTACGAAACGTCTGGGTGAATGTAACCCATGTACATGCCATTGAAAGAAACTGCGTTCGCTTTGCGAAGTGCAGCAACAACCTTGCGGATGTCGTTTGCTTCAATGATGTCTGTTGCTTCAATTTCGGTGCGAGCAGTTGGGGTTGTTGAATCGCCACCACCGTAGACAACGTTTGTTCCTGCGGACAGTACGTCGCGGATAACACCGTCAACCGAGATACCTGCGTTGTAACCAACGAGGTTAGCGGCTGCCGAATCCACATCAAGGAACGATGTGCCACGAAGTTTCGCTGTTGTGTTTACGGCGTTGCCGTACTCTTCCAACGTTACTTCAACTTGGCTGTCGCCCATAACTACTGGAGTTACGTCTGTGTCCTCAGTAAGTGTCGAAGTCTTTTCAGCGAGATCGTTGAAAATTGTGAACTTGACCGATGAACCTGGCATTGCTTGTGCGACCGGCATAACGTCTGCGACCGCATCGAACAAAAGTTCGCTACGAAGCGCAAAATACGCAATCCGATCAAACGCAACCTGATCTGTGAGAAGGCTGCTTGTTTGTGTTTTTGACATTTCCTGTTATTGCTTTCTCCCGACAGGAACGGGAGTCCTGCGGGCTAGATGTTTTCTGCTTCTTGCCTTGCTTGAGCCAAAATCTGCATCACTTCGTCTTGATTTCGAGCCTGATTAAGTTTCGTGTTCCAATCAGCAACAGGTTCGCTGGTTTCACCCGCACGTTGCGCCTTTGTGAGACGGTTCCACGCATCTGCCTCAGATTTAACCTGAGCGTTTTGCGCTTCTTTGTGGATGAGATTCGCTTCTTCTGCAGCCGACCGAATTGCTTCGGGTGTGAACTCGCCGTCATAACCTTTGACGAAGTATTTAGACATCGGGGAATCCATTGGAACTCCCGCTTTCATAAACGCATACTCGCGTTTAATAGCGTCTGCTTCGGCAAGTGCTTGCTCTTTTGCTTTCAACTCTTTTTCAAGTTGACGCATCCGTGCCCGCACAGGGTCTTTCGGTGTTTCTTCAGTCTCGTCATCGAACTCGTTGACGTTTGACATGGCTCACTCCTTCTGCCCACGTCACATTGGAGGATCGTGACGGCTGCATAACTCACCCTTGTTTCACGATAAAGTCGGGGATTCTCTATCGGTGTTCTTTTGGGAACAAACAGAGTGTAGCACACCCCTATTCAAGGATGTCAACAATATGGTTATTGTGCTGTGCCGACACCTGTTTCAACGGTTCCAGATGTTGCACCGGTTGTTCTAGCGAACCCGCCACCACCCTGGAATTCGCCTAAACGCGCACGTTTACGTTGTTCCAAAGCCTGTGTTGCGGCAACATCGTAACCGAAAGCAGCCCCAACTTTTTGTGCTTCAGTAAGGGCTTCTTCGCCACCCATCTCCTGATATAGACCAGCGAGTTCTCCTGCGCGTTCAAAAACTCCTTGAGCCTGCTCAGGCGTGTATCCTCGACTTACAAGTTCTTCAGCCGTCAATGCCCCAAGATTGAAACCACCTTGTTCACGGGCACGGGCACCAATACGTGCCGCCTGTACTTGACGATTCAATGCCGTCAATGCCCGTTGAGGGTCAATGAAATAGGCTGCCAAAGCATTTTCGCTGTTGCCAACCTCAGGATAAAACTGACGCAAAGTGTTCAAAACTGCTGGATCGGCGTCACGAACCTTTACGAAACCTTCGTCTATTCGTGCCTGAAATTCGCTTGGTGAAACATCACCCTCAATCAACTTTTCAAAATCGGAAGGCTCATCATAGAATGTTTCAGGTAAACGGTTTGCCACCAAAACAGATCGGTATTGCTGTTCCAAGCCGATATATGTCGCAGGGTCTAGTTCTTGTAGCCCTCTGTTTGCACGGGCTGTATTTGCTTTGAATCGAGTACGGAACTGTTCGGTGTCTCGAAGATTAAACAAAACTGCATCAGTATCTACTATGCCTTGCGCAAGCAAACCTCTGATGTTTCCTTCCAATCCTTGCAAACCTGCCCGTTGAAGAAACGCAGAAATTATACCGAAAGCGTTTTCTCGTCGTGCTTCAGCAGCCGCAGTTTCGGATGCTTGCATTGCCGCAAATTCTGCGGCTCTTTGTTCTCGATCTAAACGAGCAATGCGTTCAGCCTCGGTTTCAGGTGTTTCTGTATCTGTAGTGGTAGTGACTGGTGTTTTTCTAAGAGGTTGTACTTCCTGAACGGAACCAGGTGTGCCAGCCGCTTCTAAAAGGGCTGGGTCGATTTGCCCTAACTGTTCAGGTGTAAGTGGCGCAATGCCAAGATCAAGCAGATCGCCGCTAAAACTTGTGTCACTCATTTTCTGTACCCAAACGCTTTCTCCAATTCCATGACCAAATTGGATGCCTGTTGTTTAGCCTCGCTCGTAAACTGCCAGCCATACCTGTCATCGGATTTTAATTTAGTAATCCAATCAGTTAAAGACATAGGTTTCTCACCCATCAACGCTGAAGCAAATTGTGTAGGGGTACCATTGGCGTCAGTCAAGGCAACATCATTCACAGATTTTCCCAAAGTAGAAGCAGCGATCTGCTGATATGGCGAAAAGATTGTTTGAACCGACAAACCACGATCCAACAAATCGGCAAAAGGCTGATATGAAACTTTTGCCAAATCACGCAAATTGGTGCGCAACATATCTTCCGTCATAACAGTTCCGGTTGTAGGTTCGGGTTGACCAGCCAAAATACGTGCAACCTGTTCATCGTCAGCCCTTACACCGTAAGAACGATAAATGGCTTTGATGCGGGCGGCATCATCTCCACCCAATGCGGTTTTGGCTGCAATCGGCGAAGTTAAATCAGGGGATACTGCGCCACGTTTGAAAGCGGCGCGATACACGAGGCGACCAAGTTCTATGTCGCTTGCACCGTTACGTGCAGCAGTACCAGCAATTTCTTCCAATGTTGCTTGGTCGAATTGGATTTCCCCGTACTGTGTTCGGATACGGTCAATGTTTGCTTGAATATCAACCTTTTTGTTGCCAGCAGTTTTAAGATCAAACTGTTGTTGTTTGGTGCTTGTATTCAGACCGTAAGGTGTTTTCTTTAATTCTTGAAGAAATTGGGCTTTGCCTTGTTCAGACGAGAACCAGTCTTGTTCTACTGCTTTGCGCAAAAGTTCAGGTACGCCTTCAAATTCTGGCCCAAGAAGGTAGGCATATTCGCCTGCTTGTTCGGCGACGAGTGCTTCCCAGTTCGATGGCTTGATTGGTTTGCCAGCCTTTAATTGCTCACGTACCTTTTTGCGATTCTCTGGGGTGTCAGCCAAATTTGCTGCAACCAAAGCGGCATCTACATCGCTTTTTGTAATTTTTCTTTCAGGCTTACCAGCAGAAGTCCCAGTTGGCGGCGGAGGTGGGGGAGGTTCTTCAGGGGTAGGTTCTTCGGTTGCTTTAATTGGTGTGAAACCGATTCTTTGTGCCGCATCTGTTGTCGGTGTTACTGCGGCTGTGGCAGGAGATACAACTGTAGCCCCGTATTTTCTTTGAAGTTCTAATTCTTTTTTAACAATACGGGTTTGTGGCCCAACGGGGGCAGTATATGTCTTTGCTTTTTCTGCAAGTTGTGCTGTAATTGTTTGTTTTTCGGCGCTCAATGTTTTTCGTAAATTAATTAAATTGTTTCGCGCTTCAGAAAACATTGGTACGCCAACCAAACCGGTTGATTTGTTTCTCAACTTATAGTTCGGGTCATCTGGTAATGGCGCATAACTATTGCGCGTTAATGTTTTTTCAATGGTTTTTAATTGCGCATCAATCTCAGAGATGCGAGCATCTCCACTAACCAAGTCATAATCTTTAGCCATCACGAACCCCCAAACGCACGTTCAACGAGATCAGCCAAAGTGCGGAATCCTTCTAGTTTTACTTCATCTTCACGACCACGACCAACAGCCTGTTGCGTCAACGTGGACAATGCTGGTGCTTGTTCTGCGCCGTACGGTGCTTGACGTTCACGGGATTGCACGAACTGAACAGCGTCACGTATTTCTTGAGGTGTCATTGTGCGCCCTAATTGTCGGAATGATTCTTCACGCAACACCGAAGTGATGTCTTCTTTTGCGGTAACACGAATAGTACGACCCGTGGCGGCTTGACCACCAGGGTATTCGTTGGTCAGATAAGCAAGGCCGATGTCTTCGGTTACGCCGTAACGATTCAACGCCAATAAGTATTGCGCTGTGGCGTTAAGGTCTTTGCCGTCAAAAGTTGAGGTAGATGGTTTGCCGCCGTCATAAAGCCCTCGATCAGCAATAGTGTTTAAGAAAGCCAAACGTTCGCCTCGCCCTTTGTTTGCCAAAAACCTGTAAGCCTCACCGGTGATGTTTGAAGGATCGTAAGGTTGGCGTTTGATGACACCGTTGCCGTCAACAAGCCCAGGGCCTTTATAGAAAACTTTGTTGCCTTTTTGAACGAAATACTGTTGTCCGTAATAATCTTGTGTTCCGATAAGCGCAAGTGAACCTTGCGTAACGGGGCGTTCGGTAAACTGAAAATCTGGTCCAAGAGAATACTTGGATTGTTGACTCGTGACGCCAGGCATCGGTTCAATATCAACGCCCAAAGTGTCTGTTTCGTTCATGCTCATAATTCGTCAACCTCAGATGATAGTTCACGATCCCACACACGTTGGAAGTCTGGTTCAACTTCCGACAATGCGGTACCGATATTAAATAACCATTGACGCAAATCTGCTGCTGATTTTGCTGTAGCAAAACCCCCAGGCTTGCCCCCTGATTTTACATAAGAATCAACCGCTTTGGTGCGATACTGCAAGTATTCTCGTACCGCTTGAGCGATTGAGTTATCTGCAAGCCGCGTATCGTCGACGGCCTTACCCATTTCTTCAATGTTTCGTTCAAATTCGCCCAAAGTGAATATGGCTTTTGCGGGGAAACCAGGATATTGTTCGTGGATTTTTTGACGTTGACGAGACAACCATGATTTAACTTCAGCATTTGGATATTTGCCAGCCTGTTTTTTTAGGTCACGATAAATCGAATTACCTATCTTGTATTGGGCGAGATCAATCATTTCGTCGGCGCTTAATCGTTTGCGTTGACCCAACCGTATTTGACGTTCCCACACAGAGAACGAAAAGTCATCTCCACCTGTAGCAAAATAGGCGGCGACGTTTTTGTATGCAGACATGACATCTTTGTTTTTGCGTTCCCAATCACCGAACTGATCTGATGCTTGAACGCCTGGTTGAACCGATTGTGTTTTGGATGAAATGTATAGAAGGGCGTCATCTCCGTGACGGTTTAAGAATTCTTTTACTGCCGTGTCATAGTTTTCTTGTTGCAAAACCTGAAACTCTTTAACCAAAAATGATGCGTAAACATCGCCTTGATCGGTTTTGATGATTGCTTCAGGGTTTCCTACTGTTGGTCCTGCAAACTGTGACAAAGCCCGTAAGCCGGTGAGTACGCGGGCGCGCCATTTTGAGTCTTGTAGCAAACGTTCTTTTTCTGCTGGGTCATTCAGTTCGTATTCACCTGATGCTGACATTGCTCGGACTGTTTCGCCGTAGGTGTTTGCGTAAATGGATTGCAGTTTTCCTTCGTTGTCTCGTAACGCAGAATACATTTTGCTTGCCCATCCAGGAACCAAAGCGCCTGGTTCTTTTCTTCCGTACGGTAGAAGTACGCTGATGATTGAATCTGTTGATGGTGTGTCTGGGATTATTTCTGATGCAGCCATCTGTACAACAGGGCCGACAGCGGGGAAGACTTGCAAACCCATTGATAAGCCTTTGACATTTGCTTGTAATGGTGCGTTTACGCCTGTTAATAGTTTTGCAAATTCACCTGAAAACGGCAAATTGAATGTGTTTTCCCTCGTGATTGGGTCTCTGTAAAAGAAACCTTGACCATCGTTATCGGGATCAAAATTGGTTGCGCCGGTGTATATCAGTTGTGCGCGACGAACCGTGCGTGGGTCTTCGATAGCGAACTTTGCATAACTTGACAAAATTTCACGCCACGCCGCACCGAAAGGAATAATGATTCTCATTATGTCTTCAAGGTTGTTGCGTTCTGTCGCGTTGAACAACGTTTCTTTTGTTGATTGAAGTGCCCTGATTTGAGAATAGTCCTCTAATTGTTTGACTGTTCCTATTCCGTTTGCTGAATTCAATTTTGCAACAAGTTCATCGTACTGTTTTTTGCCACCGAATAATTGTTCTGGACTCATTTCAAGTCGTTCGGCACGACCAGGGATTGAACGCAACAAATTTTGTGCCTCATCTCGACTCAAAAGGTCGGCGTTCTTGTTAAATTGTTCATAAAAGAATTGACGGAAAACAGGTGAGCGTTCATACTTTGCGCTTTTTCTTCCATAAAAACCAAAGAAACCATCAACAACACGGTTTAATGCTTTGTTTGCTTGTAATGCTTTTTCGCTGACTTCTTTTGTTTTTGGAACACCAACAGTTTGCGCAAACTTAACCCAATCAGGCAATGTATTTACAGGCGAATTGTATAAACCTGTTATATATTCCTGTAGTTCTCTTTTGCCTTCAGTAGAGTCCCATACATCAAAGTTGGAAAGACGTCGAGCAGTCCAAGAATTAGGTCCGTTCACCGAGGTGACTACGGCAAGGATCGGCTCATCGCCATCCATCCCCATTCGGACTATTGACCCAACGCCCTGCCTCAATGAACCATCAAAAAAATCTGCATTGACTAAATTATTTGGGTTGATTGTTTCTGATGCTGCAAGTGGCATCCTTCGGTGAGCGATAGCAAATCGCAATGTGTCATCCCCACCCGTTA